TAAATGATGGAGATTTACAATTTATTCCGACAGCAGATTTCGATGGAGAAATTTCTGCCGTAACAGTGACCGAGCCAAGCTCAGACCTTAAGGGAGAAACGGTATTAGCAATTGCAAATTCTATTAACAATGCAACTGCTGATGCACAATGCACTGCTTATCAGAACCTTGGTTTAACAACTTTGTTAGCATTGGTTGCTAATGTAGTTGGTGCGACACCAACATTAACAGTTGATGGTGCGAAGATAACCATTGATAAAGCATGGGCAAACACAATTGCACAAGCTGTGCTTGAAGATACAGACTATTGGAAAAAGAATATAACGACTGAAGGGGATGTCAAGCCAATCATTCTCGTAGAGAGAACTGGCGATGCAACTTGGCAATCGTTCCTTTATTAAACGGAGGTGTTAAATGTTAAAGCTTCAAGAAAAAGGATTGTTTGTTACTAACCTGACTTTAAATAGTCCTTTCGCAGGATTTGTCCTAGGGAGTAACAATGAGAATGATGGTGCTAACATGGCTAGACCTGTGATGGTCATTAGTGTTGCAACGAATCCAGCTCCGACAGAAACAATTGGTATTGGAACGAAGACTTACACTTTTATAGCATCAGGAGCAACAGGCGACCAAATCAATGTTGGAACATTAGCAGTTGACACGATGGCAAACATTATTGCGAAGATTAATGAAGACACAGCAGACACAGGCGTCACAGCTTATGCCTTGCAAGATGCTTCGTTAGCAGTTTTAGTTTCAAATGTTGTTGGAACTGTTCCTGCTTATACACCACCTACATTTACACCTGATGGGTCGAATGTAGTTGCAGCTATCGCATGGGCAAATGTTATCGCACAAGCAACTCTTGAGAATGAAGATTATTATAAGATTGCTTTGTCCGACCCTAGTGCAAAACCGATTGTTCTGGTCGAAAGAAACGCAGGGACTTACCAGAATTTCTTATATTAATTATATTAAGGAGCAACTATGGGAAAAGTAATTTATTCATTTTGTAAGGATGGTGTTCGATACGATAGGTTGTCTAAAGACGAAATTGTCGAGCAATCTAAGCCGACTTTCACAGTGGGTGCTATCGTAACAAAAGATGGACACAAAGGGAAGATTCTCGAGATGGATGGCGAGATTGCTTTAGTATCTTGGGAAGATGCATCAGAATCAAATGTATCAACTAAAGACCTTGCATATGCAGGGAGAGTGGAGAATTAAATATGGACATAGCAAAACATATAGTTGGATTTGCTTGTTTGGCATTTAGTATCGTAGGGTTTGTTGAAGTAGGCATTGGGTTTAAAGTTAATATGTCCTACAATCTTTTAAAGACTTTAATTTATTGTTTGCTCTTTGGGATTGCAATGGGTTTGATATAAGGATATGGCGGAGATTATAAGCGGTTGTTAGTGTTCATCCTTCGGGATGGCTAACCAAAATATACGCTCCAAAGGGATGGCGTTCTCACAATGAGAGTTGTGAAGACAGTTCCACTCCGCCAGAAATATTATGGCAAAAGAGAAGAGGTTCACTATTATTACGGGACATGGGAAGATAGACTTCCTTCAGAAAGCGGACGGCAAACTTGAGTTGCTTTCAGCTAACAGGGGAGCTTTGTCTTTAGAACCTAAAAAATCGAAGGTTGGGAAGTTGGGGAACTCCGAGGTGAAGCAATGAAGCTTGTTACTTTCTTCAACAAAGGTAAAGTTCAGACAATGTCTTTAGATGAATTAAAAACTCTAAAGGGAGAGTTGACTAGCCAATGGGAAAAAGCATGCAAGAATTGTGGCAAGTGTTGCTTCGACAAATCGTTAAATGACAATGGTGTGTTGTTCATAGATTACAATAAGCCATGTCAGTATCTGAAATATTTGGGAAGAAAGGCACAGTGCAAAATCTATGAGAAGAGGTTTGATATCTACTCGAAGTGTAGCACAGTGCCTGAAGCCATTAGCAAAAGAGCATTACCAGCCGACTGTCCATACACGAAGTCGGTTGTTGGCTATAAGCCACCTGTAGATAATAGTAATTGGTTGAAGAGAGCAAGGGCAAAGCTTTCAAGATACGATGAGGAAGCACCAACTGTTAGTTGCGATACTCCTACGGGAGGCACTCGGGACTCTACGGCAAAGTTGCCACCTCGTATCACAGCAATGGAAGCACAGAACTTGACAAGAGAAGATTTAGGCAAACCCGCTGAGTGGAAACGAAGACGAGCCGAGCGTAAGCGAAGAGCAGAAGGCGGTCCACAAGGCACTATAGACCCAAGAGAAAAAGTGGACTATAATGTCAAACCGAGTGGACACGCACTGGGCGGTTAGATTACTTATTGTGTTTATAATTCTGGCTGTTATCTCCTTGTGGATAAAAGTCAATAAGTTAGAAGATATAATGGTTTTGTTTGACCAAAGGGATAAATTGTTTAGCCAAGCAATAATGTTATTAAAGGACATGACAGAGAAATGTTTAAAGCCATAAAAGATTTGTTCAAAAAAAAGAAGAAAGTCGTAGCGCCAGTAAAGCCAATCAAGAGAAGTATCTTTAGTGAATACAATGCTTTAAATCAAGAGCAGAAATATTTATATCATGAAGCTAAGGAGAAGCACAAACTTAATCATAATGCTTCAATGAACTTTGCAAAAGACACAGAAGCAAGAGAAGCTTATCGGAGAAAAAATGTTTAAAACATTAGGACAGTTTACAATAGAAAGACTTCAGAAGGGAGCTCCCGAGGGCAATCAGAATGCTGCCAAGGATGGAAAAGGAAGCGACCCTAAGTCTTTTAGCTCTAAGGAAGAACAAAAGGTTTGGGATGAAGCACATCAAGAAGCTTTATCTGAAGGATATAATGCAGAGAGGGCAGTTGAGTATGCTAATCAGAAAGCAGATAACTTTGCTCCAGAGAAGAAAGAAATGAAAGAGTTCAAAGGAACAAGTGATGCGGTTGAATATGGTAAGTCTATAGAAGGCAACAAGGAAAAGATAGCAGAACTCAAAGAACAATATCAACAGAAAGCTAAAGAACTTAAAGCCCGTTGGTATGACCCCAAGTCAACTGAAAAAGAAAAAGACCAAGCTTTCTTTGATGCACAGAAGAATCAATTTGTCAGAGAAGCATATGAAACAGCAGAGAAGAAGGTTATGGGTAAGTGGCTTAAAGGAGCACCCGAGGGTAATCAAAACGCAGCGAAGGATAAGGCAGCACCAGCTAAGAGGAAGTTATCCGAAGGAGAAGCATTCAAGTATTATGTAAAGATTAAACAGGGTGATTTCAAGGACAGTAAAGGGGTTGAGGCAAAGCGATTGAACGCCAAGGTGGGGCAATATGAGGGCATTTCTAAGGCTTACAGGGAGCGTGCGGGAAAACTTCCGAAAGGTCCCAAGCAGGATAAGCTCTTAAGGGATGCAAAGACTTTGCAGGATAAAGCAGTAGAAGCAGCAAGTATGCGTGATAGTTTGTTAGGGCATTACGCCCACAAGATTTTTAAACAAGAGTTATCTGAGCAAGACATCATGGATATGTTTGACAACGGTGAATTCAATGAAGCTCTCAGACAAGAGATACTTCAAGAACTAGAACAAGAAAACGGAGGGTTATAAAGATGAACCTTTTGCAAAGATTAATTAGTCCGATAGCTAAAGCAGTTAATCGAGAAGTTGGTATTCGTGGGGCAGAACCTCGTAAGGGAAACTTTCAATGGATGGCGGGCTTACCAAGTAAAAAAGTTCTTAAGCCAATCACTATTAACAATTATACACTCAAGTCATTATCCAACACAGACCCTATCACATGGGCAATCAAGACAGCAAGAAAAGCACAGGTAACTCAAACAGAATGGGACATTGTTATCGACACAGAGTCAGTTGAGAACGAGATAGACAGATGGTTTGAGGTTATAATGAATAATATGAATCCTTGGGGATACCAAGAAGTCTTTCATCCGCTATTATTAAACAGAGATATTTATTTAAGAGCTTCTGCAGATATTAAGAAAATCCTTGAGGAAACAAGCGTCAACGATGTCACAGGGGCAGTCACGCAGATTCCTAAAGAAGAAAAGAAAAAACAACTCAAGTGGTATATCGAATCCCTCAAGAGAAAGATTAAGCAAGACGCAGAAACGCATGCCCACATTGTCAAGAGAATCTTCGAGAAGCCAAATGACAGTGAATCAAAAACATTCCGCTCCTTCATAGAAATATTGCTTGATGATTTGCTTACTTTTGACGCAGCTTGTATTGTTAAGAACAAGAACGCTATGGGTGAACTAGCAGAAATGTATTTAGTCCCAGGTCAGGATGTAAAAATTTATCGTAACCCAGACAGAACAACTCCTAAAGCACCAGAGCCTGCTTATGTATGGGAAGACAATGGTGTTATTCGAGCAGAGTATACGAAGGATGAAGTTATTTATATGATGGCTAACCCTCAGCAGAATGGTTATGGGTTTTCTCCCTTGGAAGTAGCAGCTTATATCATTACTGCTTCTCTTTATGCTGACGAATACAACATTGACTTCTTTAAGCACTCCAATGTTCCTCCTGCCGTATTTAATATGGGTAAGAACATTACGGAAGAGCAGAAAACAAACTTTGAAGCACAGTGGGACAACGAAGTTCAAGGCAAGGGCGGACTTCACAAGATGATGTTCATAGCAGGTGCAGATTCTCCACAGTATATTCCAATGCGTTCAGCAACCTCTAAAGAGATGCAAATGATGGAGTATTTGAAGTGGACACTTTCGATTAAGTGTGCTTGTTATCAAATCTCCCCTCAGGATATTTCATTTGTGCAGGATTTTCACAGAACAACAGCACAAGTTCAAAAAGAGATTACAAAAGAGCGAGGCATCAAGAGCTTGCTATCTCTAATTGAGAACTATTTCAACACAGAGATTGTGAAGAAAGAGTTTCCTTTCAGCGATGTTAAGTTTGAATGGTTAGGATTAGATATTAATGATGCTCAAGTTCAAGCTAACATTGATACGGCAGATATTAACAATGGTGTTATTAGCAGGAACGATAGGCGTATAAAGTTAGGATTAAAGCCAATAGAAGGCGGAGACACAATTCTTGTCAATGTTGGAAATCAATTTATTCCTATCGAAGAGTTGGTCGCAAAGGACGAAGACCCAGAAGCAGAGCAACCAATGGAACAAGCGATGGACGAGAAAGAACTTCAAGGTGAAGAAACAAACTTAGCCCAAGAAGATAGCGATGCAATGGATTCAACAATCGAAAACACAACTGAACCAGATTCTGCTGACACACCCTTGACAGATAAGCAGAAAGCAAACATATTCCGCATGGTTGTTAATGCGACACAGGAAGATAAAATAGCCAAGGCTATGGGCATCTTGAAAGAACAAGGTCTTGGAGAGAACGAAGTTAAAATTACTTTGGAGAACTAATCATGGGGAAAAAGTATATTATAAAGATGAGCGAGAAGGGCGGTATAGTTGAAATACCACTTGAGAGAGTTGCAGCTACTGGACCTTTGCATGAAATAACCGTTAGTCAGGTCAAAACGATTGGAGATTCACTAGGGATAGACTGGAATTCAACTGCGATGACAGAGTTATTTGAAGGAACAAAACACGAGGCAAGCGATCATGTGGATGTTCTCGGAACTGATGTTGAGAAAGCCGTTAGGATTGCCTATACGCATGTAAAAGAGATTCCAGATTATTACACTCGGTTAAAGGCGATGGAAGAACAGGCAGAAAAAAAAGAACCCAACACCGATAACAACATTCAGAATGCTTCTGCTGGAACGGAAAGATAAAATGAATGGGACTATGGACAAATTAGAATCTGCAGGAGAAAGAATAGATAAAGTCAGTTTGAGGATGGATGCTTTAAAGGCAATGTTCGACCCTGAGGAAACAACTGACAAGAGGATTGAGCATACAGTTTTTGGATTTGTGATAAACGGAAAAGTAAGCCTAGAAACAATCTATCAGAACGAAGACACAACCATCTCAATCGCAAAACATCAAGAAATTGATACATCGTATCCAAAACATATTCATGCATATAGCTTAGAGTATTTGATTGTAACGAGAGGTCGCTTCACGATTAGAATAGATGGCGGTCTTCGTGTAATGGAAAGAGGGGCATGTGCAACAATTCCAAAAGGGGTAGAGCATACACTCGTTGCTATGGATGATAATAGTGAGATGATAGCAATATGTATTCCTCCTGAAAAGGCTTACAAGCTAAAGGATGAATAATGGAGATAACTAAAGAAGAGTTGATGGCGTATACAGAGGCTCAGATTAAAACAGCAACAGCACTTGAGAAGATAGCAGACAGATTAGAAGACATAACAATGAAGCAAGATACTCTAATCACTAAGTTCTCTAATGGTTTTACTTCAGATATGCGTGAAACAAAAGCAATAACAGCATCAACAAATCTCTGTGCGTTAAAAATGCACGAAGATGTAAAAATGGTTAAAATACTTTGGACTTTATTAGCAGCAGCAATTGGATTAGGGTTAATCGTTATCGAGGTAATGCACAAATTTGCACAATGAAATCAATATTATTCGAAAATCCAAGACATATAGATGAGATTCGTGAGAAATACGACATCACGAAGATTTCTATTATAACAACTCCAAACATATATCCTATGGTCAAAGGAATTGAGTTCTATTCCGACAAGGTTGTTTTTTTAGAGAAAAGGAAAGCGTTTCCTATTAAACGAAAGATGGATGCACACATTGAGTCCTATCAAAACGCTATGCTTCGTGAATGGAATAGAACAAAAAGAATTCTTGCAGGGATTAAGAATCAGATAAAAGATATTAAAAAAATGGACTACAATAATCTTCAAACGATTGACCGCATAGCGAAGATACCTTTTAAGGACAAGAAGAACTTTGTAG